GTAAGAAAAGCATCTGAACTATTCTTAATGAGGGGTAACCAGAATAAATCTACATTAGAACACGAAGCTGAACTTAATGGGTTAAGTGTTGTTGAGAGTTGGATAGTAGAAGATGAGGTCCACGATAAAAGTGTAAAGTATGGTATGGACCTTCCTGTAGGAACTTGGATGGTTTCAATGAAAGTAAATAATGATAATGTTTGGGAAAATTATGTTAAAACTGGTTTGGTCAAAGGTTTCTCTATTGAGGGATACTTTACTGATAAAATTAATATGGCACAAATCGCCGATGTTAACGAAGGCGAGTCGGATGAAATACTTCTAGAGGTAAAGGACCAGCTAGAACAGGATTTACTTAAACTAAAAACATATAGTGATTATCCTGATGGAGTAGTGAATAATGCCAAAAGAGTTCTTGATTGGGTTGACAAAAATGGATGGGGATCTTGTGGGACTGCTGTAGGAAAGCGTAGAGCCTCTCAGTTAGCTTCTAGAAGCAATTTAACAGTATCTACAATAAAAAGGATGTATTCCTTTCTTTCTCGTCATAAAGGTGATTTAAAAGCCTCTAAGAGCTATTCTGATGGATGTGGTAAATTAATGTATGATGCTTGGGGCGGTAAAGCTGCATTAAGATGGAGTAGAGGTAAGTTAAGAGGTTTAGGCGAAATAAAGATGGCTACAGCTGTAATAGATGATGATTACGCTGTTATAGATGATAGACTTGCTTTTTCAGATAAAGAGATGGCAATTAAAGCAGCTAAAGATTTAGGGTGTAGCGGTTACCACGAACACGAACTAGATGGTAAGATATGGTATATGGCTTGTGAAAAACATATTCTAGCTGAAGTAGATGATAAAGGAAATGTTAAATCTAGTCCTAAAGCACCTAAGTCTGGTACTAAGAATAAAGATCCAAAAGGTAAAGGAACTGCAAAAGGAGACGCTTCTGGTAAAAGAGGAGCTAAAGTATCTGCTAAAGATAGAGCTACCTTAAAAAAGAAATCAGATGAGTTTAATGAAAAATATAAAGAAAAACTTGGCTATGGTGTTAGCGTTAGCGTTCTTGCTTCTGTCTTTCAGCGTGGCTTGGGGGCTTTTAACACAAGTCATAGTCCTAAAGTTAGATCAGCTTCTCAGTGGGCTTTTGCTAGGGTTAATGCCTACTTATACTTAATAAAGAATGGTAGACCACAGAATCCAAAATATACCACGGATTATGATTTACTCCCAAAGAAACATCCTAAAGGAAAGAAATGAAAAAACCTATAAGAAGAAGAAAAAAAGCAACTGTATCTAGGACGTCTCCTAAGAATGGTAGAAGGGGATGTCTATGTCCAGATGGTACAACATATTCTATTGATTGTTGTGATGGGACTCTTGAGGCTCAAGGTATAGGAAAAATATAAAAATACAACACTTACTTTTTAACCAGTTATTTTAATAAATTATAATTATTATGAGTTCAACAACTATTTTGAATGACATTCTACAAAAGCTGTCGATTCTTACTAAAGAAGATGAACTTGCTCAAGATATCTCTGAGGTAGAGGTTAAAGAGGAAGTTATAGAAACTAAAGAAGATCAAGCAAAAGAAGAAGTCAAAGAAGAAACTACTGAACTTTCAGAAGAGCCTACCGAAGCAATCGAAGAGGTAGAAGCATCTGAGGAAGTAGAAACTCAAGAAGACGAAAATTTAGCAGAGGGTTATGTCTCTGAAGAAAAATATCTTGAGGATATGTCAAGGCTTAAAGCTGAGATTGACGCAATTAAGAAAATGATTGATGAAGAGATGGGTTATATGAAGAAAGAAAAACAAGCTCTATCAGAGCAAGTAGAAGAGCTTTCTAAAGAACCAGCTGCTGAAGCAATCAAACACAATCCAGAAGAAGGACAAGCAAAAAAGCTAAACTTTACTTACGGACAAAACAAGCCTCAAACCACATTTGATCGTGTGATGGCAAGAATTAACAATAAACAATAATTAAATTAAATAAAAATGGCTACAACTACTAACATTACTTCCCCTACTTATTCTGGAGAATTTGCTGGACAATATATTGCAGCAGCTTTACTAGAGGGGTCTACTATCGCTAATGGCGGTATTACAGTAAAACCGAATGTAAAGTTAAAAGAGGTTATAAAGAAAGTATCTTCTGACGGAATCGTTAAGGATGCTACTTGTGACTTTGATGCAACTTCTACTTTGACACTTACTGAAAAAATTCTTGCTCCAGAAGAGCAACAAGTCAATCTACAACTTTGTAAAAAGGATTTTGTAGCTGACTGGGAAGCTGTTCAAATGGGATATTCTGCTTTCGACAGTCTTCCTCCTTCTTTTAGTGACTTCTTAATCGGACACGTTGCTACTAAAGTTGCACAAAAAACTGAGCAAAACATCTGGGATGGGAATACAAGTAACAACGGACAATTTGATGGTCTTACTAAATTAGTATCTTTAGATGCTGCTTTACCATCTGCACAAGAAGTTGCTGGTACAACAGTTGACTCTTCAAATGTAATTGCACAGATTGGCTCTATAGTCGATGCAATTCCATCTTCACTTTACGGAAATGAAGATCTTTACATTTATGTTTCTCAAAATATTGCTAGAGCTTATGTTAGAGCATTAGGCGGATTTGGTGCAAGTGGACTTGGTGCTGCTGGTACAAACGCACAAGGAACTCAATGGTGGAATAACGGAAGCCTTAGTTTTGATGGTGTAAAACTATTTGTTGCTAATGGTCTTGCTGACAACAAAGCAATTGCTGCTGAGAAGTCTAACTTGTTCTTTGGAACTGGTCTTTTATCTGACCACAACGAAGTTAAAGTAATCGATATGGCTGATCTTGATGGTTCTCAAAATGTGAGAGTTGTAATGAGATTTACCGCTGGAGTACAGTATGGCATAATTGAAGATATCGTTACTTATGGTATCACCAACTCTGCTAACTAATAAATAATTGAATAATCAAGAAGGGTGGGTGAGCCGAGTGCCTACCTACCCTTTTTTAATACTTTAAAATATGGCTTGTGATTTAACTGGAGGAAGATTAAAACCTTGTAAAGATGCTGTAGGTGGTGTTAGAAAGATTCACTTTGTTGATTTCGGAGATTTAGGAGCTGTTACTGTAGGTAGCAACGATGAAATTACTGATTTCGCTGGTTCTTTTAACTACCATACTTATGATGTCAAAGGGAACTCCTCTTTAGAAACAAATATTCAAACTTCCTTGGAGAATGGTACTACCTTCTTTGAGCAAGTACTAAACGTAACGCTACATAAACTAACTAAAGAGGACAACAAAGAACTAAAGCTTATGGCTTATGGTAGACCTCACGTTTTTGTAGAAACATTTGATGGTAGTGTATTATGTGTTGGTAGAGAACACGGAGCTGAAGTGACTGGCGGAACAGCTGTTACTGGAACTGCGATGGGTGATCTTCAAGGATATACCTTGACTCTTACTGCTAACGAAATAACAATGCCTAATTTTGTAACTGGAGCTACTGCTGCGGATCCTTTCGCTGGTATGGGGACTTCAACTGAAACGCAATCTACTCAACGTGCTGTGTAGTTAGATTGATGGGTTTCTAATTCAAAAGGGGGTATTTTACCCCCTTTTTTTTGTATATTAGAGAAAACAATTCAATAGGGTATTAGTTATTTTGTTATATGGAAATATTACCAATAACAGGAAGTAAGATATTAAAGATCATTCCTAGAGAAGATGTTACTGCTCCAGTAATTAAATTAACTAATAAGGAGACTAGAACTACAACTACAGTTACTCCAACAAAGACAACTGAGAATGGGTATATGGTATTGACTAGTGACTTTACAGTAGCTAAAGATACCCTATATAGATACGTTGTTGAGAAAGCGAGTAATGATTCAACTGAAATATATAGAGGGTTGATTTATGGGACTGATCAACAAGATAAAGAAAAATACTTCGTAAATCAGAATGAGTACACTGAGGAAGCGAGTTTCGATAATGAATTTATAATACTATAATGTCAAGAAGAAAATCTGGAAATAGAACAAATCCAACCAAACCTAAAGACACTGTCCACGTTGTTAATCTGTCTAGCTATACATCAACAAAGGTTGTTGAATCAAAAAGATATGATTGGGTTGAATATGGAGATGATAACGAATACTTTCAATATCTTATAGATAGATATAATGGGTCTCCGACAAACAACGCTGCTGTAAACGGAATAGCTGAAATGATTTATGGGAGAGGACTAGATGCAACTGATAGTAAAGACAAGCCAGAAGATTACAATAAAATGAAAGAATTGTTCTCTAAGGATTGTATGAAGAAGGTGTGTTATGATTATAAAATGATGGGTCAATCAGCTCTTCAAATAATCTACTCTAAGGACCGATCTCAGATAGTACAAGTAGAACACTTACCTATTGAGACGATAAGGGCGGAGAAGGCTTCTGATGGCGAAATAAAGGCATATTATTACAGTAATGATTGGACCAAAGTAAAGAAGAATGATAAACCAAAAAGAATATCAGCTTTTGGTACTAGTAAAGATGGGATAGAGATATTATATATCAGACCATATAGAGCTGGGTTTTATTATTACTCCCCAGTAGATTATCAAGGAGGATTACAGTATTGTGAATTGGAAGAGGAAGTTGCTAACTACCATATTAGTAATATTCAAAACGGGCTTCAACCTTCTATGTTGATTAACTTTAACAATGGTACTCCTGATAAAGAACAAAGGGATGCTATTGAAAGATCAATATATGATAAATTCAGTGGGACTAGTAATGCTGGTAAGTTTATATTAGCATTTAATGATAGTAAAGAACTTGCTGCGACTACTGATCAGGTAACTATACCAGATGTCCATCAGCAATATCAGTTTCTTTCTGATGAGTCTACGAAGAAAATTATGGTATCTCATCGTATTGTTTCTCCGATGTTAGTTGGTATAAAAGATAAAACAGGACTCGGTAACAATGCTGATGAGCTTATGACAGCATCTTTACTTATGGCTAATACTGTAATTAGACCAATGCAAGTTACTATTATAGATGAGCTTGAAAAGATACTAGAATACAATGGTATAGAACTTGACATCTATTTCAAAACGCTCCAACCTTTAGAATTTACTGATTTAACAA